CTGAGCAATTCCAGCTTGTATCCTCCCGGAAGAACTACTCCCTCCATTTCATCACGGCGGATGTTCTTAACCATCCTTTCCAGTCCGGCCACAATATCTTTATTCTGCGGAATATTTTCATCCCACAAATCCACATCTTCCGGACCGTAAATTACCGGAAGTCCGGCCAAATCCCTCTCAATGCCGATGCCCTCAATCTCCTGGATTCTCCGCTTGAAATACCAGGATCGGTAAGCATTTCTCAGGATACTCCTGCCCTCCGGATTGTTCTTGCGGCTTTTGGTCCGGAACAACAGCGCTTTTTCGATAGGAATTGTAAAAGTGCCAAAATCCGGGGGTGGCATCTGTGTCATTCCCAGCAGATTATCCTCGTTGTCATACTCCCACTCGTACAGCGTCTCCTGCGCCCTGATCGGCAGTTTCTTCCATCCAATCAGACCGTCATTGAATTTGCTCTTTGTCCGTGAATCCTTTGTGTTTCCCATGCGCCGCTTATACACAATCTCGTGAAAACTCCATCCATAAGTGAGGAAAGACAGGATTTCGGAAATGGTGTCAATCCATGTGTCCTGCATATCATTCATACAGCTTTCCACGAACTCTGCCGCCTCCTTATCCTTTGCGGTGTCTCCGCCAGGCTCCACATTCCAGTCGCATTGCCGGACCAGCATTTCTATCGCAAATAGGATCGCTCCCACTATATCATCATTCTCCGACATTTCCCGGTAGACTTCTATTCCTTTTTTCCCTCTCAGTTCATGCAGGAACTCTTCGTAGATGGTTCCGCCATACCGCCGCTGTCCTATGCGTCCAATTTCTTTACTGTTAGCCACTTGTTCTCACCTCACCTTCTCCAATAACTGCTCTTTCCTAAGCTGCTGTCTGCAGGCGGAGCCGAATATGTCCCGCCATTTTCTATCTCGCTGAAGGCGGAGCTGCTTGCATCCACCATATCCTTAAATTTTGACTGGGGAAAATTCTCCATCTGATTGAAGTACATTTCATTCCAGTCTGCAATCAGCACATCCACATTTCCCTTATCCATCCCTTCCAGGCCGAGCCATTGTGCCGATAGCGGCTCTGCCCTTGTGACCTTATCTCCAGATTCCGGCACTATCTTCACCGTAAAACCAGAGAGGAATTTCAAGAAACTCTGTGCCTGGTCTTTTCCTGCCTGGCCGGGGTCCTGCGGAAGTCGTGTAACCACTCTCCCATGCTTTGCCCTGTCCGTTATGCAGGTCATTTTGATTAACTCCCTTACCTCTGCGGAGTCGCTGCGCCGGTTTATGACATCAGCTATGATGTACCGGCCATTCTTTCGCTTGCCAATCAATACGCCCGCCGTATATGCAGGATCGCCGTCCTCGTCCTCTGAGGTTGCCGCCAAATCCCATCCTCTCGCCCACAGGATCACATCCGTAGGCAGAGTCTCCAGCATATTGACCTTTGTTCTCTTGAACATCAAGCCTGCTGCTGCCTTTATCTTCCAGTTACCATATAGCAGACGCTCCCTTTCCACAAGCGCCAGGGCCATGAGGTTTGCCATGTAGCCGGGATCATTTTTCATCAGAATCTTGTTGTCCTGCAGAGTGCTGGCTATAAACGTGACGCTCTTTGCCATAATCACGGCTTTCTCATAATCCATGCCGTTCTCTATCGCCGCATCAATGGCCTCCTGTCTGGTATCAAACCAATAGATTACCTCATTCAACCGCACCATCCAGCGTATTTTTCCGGACCTTTCTGGAATCGGATATCCGGTATCTTGATCTATCCACCACTTTATGAACTCCGCAACCCATGAATCTGCGTCCGGATTGCAGGTTGCCCTTACATACGGAGCCACACCGGAATCCGTCCTGTTTCGGGAGAGCATATAGAAAAACTGATACTCACTGAAATGCGTCAGCTCGTCAAATCCTATCATTGTTACCTGGGAGCCTTGCCATGACAGGCAATCTTCATCACTCCCCAAGTGCGCGAAATTGACCGATGCGCCGCTTTTGAAAGTCCAGTGTAGTTTTGGTGTCTTTAACGGATAACAACCTTGCACATAGCTGTAAATCTTTTTACTGCTATCCCACAATCCCCCTGGGGATGTCACCTGCGTATAATCCCTACGGAAGATAACGGAATTGAAATCTTTGTTACCCATGTGCCGGAGAGGCTCCAAAAGCAGGCCGAATGTTTTTCCCCCGCCCGCTGCGCCGCCATAAATACAGATGTCTGCAGGTGTAGCAAGAAACCTTTCCTGCGGACCTTTCTGCGGTGCCAATATGATTTTCTCCCTCATGTATCATCCCTCCCATTGTCCGGAAGGTAAATCTGGACCTCCGTATCATTGCTGTCGCCGCCCTGGATATAATCCTGCGGCCTATCCTGCCAGCGTTCTCTCTGCCTGTTTTTGAGCCAGAAACACTGAGCTGCCACATCCGGGGGAACGTGTTTCTTTGTCGTCTCAACCCTTACCGGCTTTACATTTCCATCCGCATCAACCTCGACAATCTTCTTTTCCTCGGTGTAATCGTAGCCGGTAGCCCTCTTGTACAGGCTCCTTATGACTTTGGCATCCGATACGGCTTTCCCTTCTGCCAGTGCCTTACCAAATGATTCATGCTCTTTGGCCCAGCGGATAATTGTTCGTTTCGAGACACCTATTGCATCGGCAATCTCTTCGTTGGTGGCACCCATTGCGGCCATAGACCACGCCCAATCATCGTGGTATAGGGCATTGTACTTCGGCTGTGCCGCCATACAGAATATTACCTCCCGCTGAGATAATCAGCACAAAGGTACTCAATAAGCTGCCACCTGTTTTTGCTCGTTACAGTACCCTCTTTCTCTGCCTTTTTGATGGCCTGCTGTATTACTTTTGCAGACTCTCCGGGAATTGCATTGCTACCGAACAGTTTTGCCAGATAGGTCCATTCCTCTTCCTCGTTAAAACCGACTTCATCCATTTTCTCGTTGGCGCTCTGAATCATTGAATGAATGGCGGCGCCAACATTCCGGATGTCCGTAAACTTCTGGTACCGGCTGAGGGTTTCCACAAATCCCTTGCACTGTTCGTATGACGCCACTCCGATAATCTCCGATGCAGTAGTTTCCAGGCTCTTTATCAGAGCATCCATATCCTTTACCTGGTGTGGCAGAAATGAAAATGTCACATTCTTAAAATCAAACTGGATGGCAGGCGACAGCATTTTATCGTATGCCTCCAGCGGTTCCTCCATGATGTCCTTTCCGACAAAGCTCTCGATCATATCATCCACGTCTGTAATCATCTTTACGATTTCCCGCAGCGTGCTGTCATCGTCAAACCCGGAGATTGCATTATGGGCCAGCTGCTTTGCCGCTATCTGGCTCCGGGAGAGTCCGGACACATCCACAATCACGACAATCTCTTTTAACCCCGCCGCCCTTGCGCTCTTAATCCGGTGATGCCCCGATACAATCTCCAGCTTTCCGTCTTTCAGAACCAAAAAAGGCAGGCTCTCCAACTGCCCTCTCTTTAAGATATTGGCTGTCAGCTGATCCTGCATTTCATTCTTCATCACCCTGGCGTTGATGTCCTGCTCCTTGACCTTATCAATCTGGACTTTCGCAATCACCAGGCCGGAACCCATATCATAAATTACTGAACATCCTTCGATCTGGATGCTTTCGCTCTGCTCGTTTGCCACTGTTTTTCCCTCCTTAGCCATTCGATCAATGTCTGCTGTTCTGTTCTGCCCTCAACCAGCTCAGCCTCATACGTCAGCTTGTAACCGTTCTGCTTATCCTCTGCCCGGTTCACCAATTTCATGATTCCCCGGACCTCTTTATTCTCTGGATACCTGGTAAGCATTGCGGTACGCATTTTCACAACCTTTTCCTGTTCGATGTTATCCAGGAGAGTATCTACAAATGCCCGGTTCTGTGCCAGCATATAGCAGAGCCGCCCTAACCGATACCGCTCATGCGGCACTTTCATCACATACCAGACAAAGACGGAATCAGCGGCCATCTTCGATATGCCAAACACTCCGGCCACATATCCATCTATCAGCAATGCTCGGTTGTAGGTAGCTGAGGAACCCACGAAATTATGCGTCCACAGGACACGGTAATACTGGGCCTGTGCTGCCTTAATCGGAATCACCTGTACTTTGCTGTCCTCTTTGATTTCATAATCCCTCGGCAGCATACTGCAGTCCAGCGGCTCCAGCTTGCTTTCTGAAGGACGCTTAATCTTCTTTCCGTTGGCAAGGGCTGTCGCCTCTTCTTCTCGGTTCGTTGTGATGTAGGCGTTCAAATCTGCTCTGGTACCGGACCTGGCATATATCGTATATCCTACCGCCTCTCCTACTCTCTTTTCCTGGTAGCAGAGAACCAGCGCCTTTGCCCCCATGCACATATCGTAGAACTGCTGGTGTCCTGTTTCCGGATCGAACAGCTGGTACTCCGGCTCTTTCCATGTCATTTTTCCCTGGGTATCGTAGAACTTCTCATAGCCGGAGAAGTAAGTCGGCGGATTTGCAATAACCAGGGCATGGGGATCGTCCAGTACCTCTTTCAGATGCTCCCACATATCCAGCGGCCTATAACTCATTCCACGCAGGAGATTACGCACGACCTCAATCTGCCGGTTGATGCTCTCTATGTGTTCCTGCCGTCTCAGCCGCAGATCCGTAAGCATCTGGTAGAAATAATCATTGCCTGCGTTCTTTGATGTTCTGAGGTACAGCTGTGCGTACAATGCCGTTGCTGGGTCAAGCAGCTCCGAATCCTCAAAGCCTTGTGCATGAATTTCCAGAGGCTCTAATGACTGGCCTGTGATGGCATACCCAAGTACCGTAGACATCATATTCACATCGCTGGTTTCGATCTGCCCCGGCTTGAACCCATTCTGCACCGCCAGATTTGCCATAGCAAATGTACCCGCACAAGGCTCTACGAACCTGGTATATCCGGATTGCGCCGCCGTTTCAATCAGCTTTACGAGGAATTTCTGTTCTGAGGTACCCAGACACCCCAGAAACATTGCACCCGGATTCATGAAAAATGCCATTTGTCTATCACTCCTTTCCTTGAATTGTGAAAACTATACAAAAAGCTGAGGCAACTCCGAGTATAACCCCGGAGATTTTTGATACCCACCACAGCACATTACACAAAAATAAGGCACCGTACTCACTGAATACGATGCCGTTGTTGTTGGACCGGAACCCTGCAATGAACAGGAACTCTCCCCTGGGAGGGGAACGTGATGCTTTCACCAGTTCCGGATATTATGTTAAATCCCCGCCATTCCACAGTCAAACAAGCTCATTTGCTTACAGCCGCTATCTTCCTTTGTCGGCTCTTTGGCAGGTTTCTTACTGTCGTCCTTTGACTTTCCCTTTACTTTCGGCAGTGTTGGATCGGGCAGCTCTTCTATGACTTCCCCCACATTCTCTGCCCACCATTCTGCGAAGATGGTTCTGTGGCACCAATCGCCCTCCACTCTCACATCTTCAAAGCAGAGAAGTACAAGCTCCTTGCCCTCACTTCTCGCCTTTTCATCCAGCTTTGTTACCATGCTGATGATTCTGTCTTTTCCAATGCCCTCCAGCTTGCCGTAATATGCTCTCTTGAACGCCTCAATATCCATGTTCAGCATATTTCCTTTCGGCGCCAGGGAGTAGCACTGCTCTCTCAGCTGGTACCCTAACCGGAATCTTGGTTGCCCGATGCTGATTCCTACCGGATAATGCTTGTCGTCCGATAACTCTTTATTGCTATACCTGCTGGTCCATATTGCCATTTCAAATCACTCCTTTTGTTCTGTTGTCCTTATAATAATTATACTATACAGACGGTTCTAAGTACACTTAAATAGCCTTATTTAACCGATTGTTCATATATCCTCCGGGCATTGCGGCAAGCCTTTCGGCCCGCCGCCCGCATCCGGGAAGAAAAACAACTGGCTATTTTTTAGGGGTGACATTTGATTGGCTGATACCATTACACCACATTCATTTTCTAAATGCAACCTACTCTTTTTCTACCTGCGCTTTATATGGCCGCAGGGAGCGTTCAAATCATATCCCAAGCAGGTAAACAGCCACTATTCCACACGCTATCCCTAAATCCTTATACACCGTCTTATCGCTTACCTTTTCTACCTGCGAAATTTCCTGTACCGAATATTCCCTATCCTCCAGATACATCATGCTCAGCTCCCGATATCGGCGCTTTGCCTCTTCACTTCCGGACCTTTCACACTCTTCCCGGTACATTTCAGTCGCTTTTTCTATGCGGTAGATGCAATATAAATCCTCCTGCCTCCGTTTCTCTCCGTCCTGGATTACCCTCTCGGACTTGCTTACTGCCTCCCTTGCGCTCCCCATGAGGTCCTGTACGAATTTCCATCGGAGTTCAGCTTTCTCTTCCTCCGTGAACTCCGCCTCGTCTGACAGCGTAGCCTTCATCCTCCGGTACGAGCTGAGCATCTTTTTGGTTTTCTTGACCTTGTTCTCTTCCCTGGCCCTTTTCTTCTCTGCCTTTACCTGCTCCGCTCTGAATGTCTGCACCGCCTCTTTCCCTGCTACGGCAGCAATCTGGTTGATCTGCTCCTGTGTCAGAACATACATCGGTATCTTTTTATCCGTTGCCATAATGTCGCCTCCTTGACTTTCTCGCATTTGCGAGGTATAATATTCTCAGTCACGAGTCGTTCCGTCAAGGGGCGGCTTTTCTTTTTACCTGCGTCTTTTGCTGCAGGTGGCGAAGTGTGATATATAGCCGAATCCTTCCGCATCCCTGCCATCGGTTCTGTCCGCCGCCACTATTTCTCCCTGCGGTGTCACCAGCTTTTCCTCGGCTTTCTTCCCAGCCTCCGGCCTGCGGTAGTTTATCATCTGCGGATTGACCGGCATATTCTTACCTGCCTTTGTCCGAATCCACATAATCTGCTTTCCACAATATGCACACGTTCCAAACGGATTACCCGACCTCATGGTTTCCTCATTCCTCCTTTCCGACAATCTCTTTCAGCCTATCCTTGAAACTCTCTACCTCCGTTTCCGGCACATCGACCATTGTTATGATGCCTTTCGGCGCCTCTGCTCCCTGGGCGTCCGGCTTTCGCACTATTACAGTATCGCCTACATCAACCTTTTCTTTGCTGATGTAGGTATATTCCCTGCCCTGCGGCTCCCCGCCTCTTAAAAACCTCAGTTTCACTAAATTCATCCCTGCAATCCTCCTTATTTCTTTCTGCCTAACTCAATATCCTTCAGTTGCTCCATATTTATCAGCCTGCAGTCCGGCAGCATTATCAACGGTTCTCCCAGCACTACCTCTGTGCCCGCAATGCACATCTGAGGATAACTCACGATTACCCGGCACTCCTGCGCCACCTGGTAGTTGGAATCGCTGATTATGTTCCGAATACGCTTTACATCAGCGGCAGACGTCCTCTTTCCCTTAACCGGAATCTTCCGGAAATCTGCCTGCATGGCGTTCTGCTCTTTATATATCCTCTCGTACACATACATAAAATTCCGTGCCATTCTACCTCCTTATACTCTTTCAAGCTCCAGCTGTGCATTGATTTCATGCAGGCTTTTTCCAAACCGGTTAAATTCCGTATACGCCACATCCTCCATATGATCCTCCAAGCTCACAAACCGCGACCACACTTCCGGATAACTCCTTTTTATTTCCCGCTGCTCTGCCAGTTTCGCATTGGGGCAGAACCAACATCCGCCTCTTTTTGATAACTCATAACAAGGACTGAACAATCCGTACTCAATGCACTTCTCTTTTGCCATTTTCTCTGTATAGCCATACTTTTCAAGCAGAGATATGCAGCCTTTCTTCTTTCTCAGCGATTCCAGCCTCTTTGGTTCATCAATCGCAATCCCTATGTACTGAGTAATCGGCTCTGTGATATTTCGTTTGTACTCAGTAATTGGCTTAATCTTCAAATCTCTCTGCACATTACACATTCCAACTCCTGGAAAGCCATATCTCTTCCCTTTATTTTCTATGTGCTTTGTCGGCCTCTCGATTATCCGATTAAATAGATACAGATAATCCACACTGGACCGAACGATTGTAACCTTATATCCCCAACTCTCAAATAATGGCTTTGCCACTTCCTTTATGAAATGGATATGATGCGGATTCTCACCGCTTATTCCGCTCTGTATATCAAACATCACTTCACAGAATACTATTTCATCCAACGGCTCACGGTGTTCGTGGGCCAGAATGATGCTTGCTGTACTATCTTTTCCACCGGACCAGCTTACCATAAAGCGCATGAGGGATAGTGCCGAAACACATATCCGCTGATCCTGCAGAGCAGTCCTATGCTTTTTCGCCATACTCAATACCTATTCGCCTTTCTGACCTTTTCAATCTCTGA